TGTATGGATCTCCAAATTGATTTGTAGAACTAAACGCTGTGTTTATCACAGACAACCATTGATCATACCAGTCGGGATTGTTTGGATCATTCCAGACAACATTTTTATTGTCTAGTGCAGTACCTTCAGAATCTGTTATTGGTTCAGTTGTTCTAATTTTGTTGACTTTGAGAATTCCTCTGGCAGGAACATTTCTTTTGGGCTGGTAGTTGATTAATTTTGCTAGTCTTAATATGCTTTCTCGTCTTTCAGCAGTGTCAAAAAAGTTTTCTCGAGAATTCAAATCAGTTCTAAATGCTAAACTTTGTCCTAAAAATGCCAACAGGTCAATGATGGCAATAAATTCACTTGACTGAATATAGTCGTTGAAATCTTCTGGGTAGTTGACCTGAATATAATCTAGCATGGCAGTTCTGATTGTGTCATAATCATATGCAGTAAAGTCTGCCTGATTAAATGTTCTATAAACTACCTTCCAGTCTTCTGCTGAAAATAAATTATCTTGTCTTTGTATTTGACTCATTATAGTGTTTCTCTTTCAAAGTTTAATGACATAGTTGATGATTGATTAAACGGTAGAATATTAATGTTGATGTTGATTCTTAAACCAGAATCAAGAGATTGTATGCTGATTGATCCTAGTTCTACTCTGGGATCACTGGCAATAATTTTTCTGCAATCTTCTAGAATTAATTCTTTATTTGCTTCATCAAGCGGCTCATAGATCATGTCCCAAATAATAGTGCCAAATTCAGGATTCATAACTCTTTCACCTTTTCTAGTATAAAAGTGATTGATAAGATCTTGCTTGACTAGATCAAGATCATATAGCTGATTGTTTTTTACTCCAGAAACTGTGCTAAATCCTCGATAAGTTCCAGAATACACTACATTTTCTGTTCTGTTAGAAACACCTGCTTGTTTATTGTCAAGTACTGAATATGCCATTTTTAACTACCTTAATACTATTTATTGCACATATAATATACGCACATAATTTGGTTGCATTTTGATCGATATATAAATATATTATTAAAAGCAACAAGTTATTAGCAAGTATTTAACATGAAAAAATTTGATCAATTTTCGTCAGAAGACCAGATAGATAAGTCATTGTTAGAGAACGACATACACTATCTATATGGAGACATTGACGAGGAAAATACTTCTGTTGCTATCAAATGGATATTGTCAGCTAACCTGCAAAAAAAGCCAAAACGTACACTTAAACTGTATATTAATTCGTACGGCGGCGATCTTTACCATTCATTTGCACTTATAGATGTGATGAAACACAGCTATCATAACATTTCCACAATTGGTGTTGGTGCTGTCATGAGTGCGGCATTTTTAATTTTTGCATCAGGCAAACAGGGTATGAGATACATAGCAAAAAATACCGGGATAATGAATCATCAACATTCAGATCGATTAGAATCCAAAATGCATGACATGAAAAGTGCCATGCAAGAAAATGCCAACTGTGAAGAAAGATGTTTTCAAATTCTCAAAGAAGCCACTGGCTGGAACATGTCAACTGTTAAGAAAAAATTGGATTCTCCAAGTGATCAATACTTTACGGCAAAACAATTGGTTGCTCTTCGCATAGCAGATCATATATTATAGTTACATGAGTAACGAATTAAAAAACTTTGTCCAGGGCAAAGACTGGTGGCACATGGATAAAAAACAGGCTGTTCAACTGTTGGATGTGATAACTGACTATTACAACGACAAGTTGAGTAAAAATGTGGAAATCCTGTTCGAAATGGATGATATTACTCTATACACCGCAGAAATCAAACAAGAATTAATGAAAGCACCTGAGTTGGTTTTCAAAAATGCTGGTATTCAGGTAAAAAAAGAAGAAAATAACGGTTGACAATATACACGTTCTAGTATATTATGTGTATATTATGTTAGAAAATATAATCAACAAACTATTTCAAATCGGAGGTAACGAAGAAATGGCTAGAACTAAACAATACGTAGTATATACTAGAGAGTTCTCAAAAGGTAGAGTTAACAACAAAGTTGGCGTTTTCCTTGATGAGGCTAAAAATGCAACTGATAACTCTGGTAACATCAATGGTGGTGTTATCAAGTTCAAAAACCTTGCAATGAAAAGATCTACACCAACAACTGATCTTATCAACAAAGGTTATGACTTTAATGTAAGAGTAATTGGTACAGGTTCATATGAAACTGCAAAACAGATGAAAAACTCAGTTATCAATCTGTTAGCTGATGCAGGCAGAACTGTTATCAATGCTAATGCATAATAATACTATCTAATTTATAATAATAAAAAGACGTAGTATAATAAAACTCAAAGGGCGGTAGAAATATCGCCCTTTTTTTATGACCTTTAACACATCTGTTAATAAAATCTTTAAACTTCTAAATAAATTTTAACAAATAAAACACTTGACACATTACTCATATGATGTGCTAAAATGTGTTTGATTGTTTAAAGGAGGTCCTTATTATGGATATCATTAATAAAATCAAATCATGGGCATCTGCACTAGCAGATGTTGGTGTATCACTGATAGCACTAGGTATTGTGCTTGAAGTGTTATTCAGCGGCCAAGGTATTCCTTTTTGGCCAAACATTTCTGTAATTGGAAATGTACAAGCAATTATATCAGGATTTAGTGATCAAGGATTACTAGGCTTGGTAGCTGTTTGGATTTTATATCACATTTATAAGTCTAAATAATCTAAAGACCTCAAAGATCTTTGAATTTAAAGGGCGGTGAGAATCGCCCTTTTTTTATGATTTGTTTAAATAATAATGTTAAATACTGCCATGGCAATAGAGCATAAACATCTTGTAGTAAGAGCAGAGATTCAAAAACCAATTTTTGATGAACCGGTTGCTATGGAATTCATTACCAAATTAATTGAAAAAATCAACATGAAAGTTATGTACGGACCTGTTGCAAAATATTGCAGAGTCGATGGTAACAAAGGTATGACTGCGTTTGCAATCATTGAAACCAGTCATATTGCCATGCACATTTGGGATGAATCATGGCCAGCAGTGGCACAGCTGGATGTTTACAGTTGTAGTGATTTTGAACCAGATACTGTGTTTGAACATTTACAACAACTTGATCCTTTAAAGATTGATTATAAATTTTTAAACAGAAAAGATGGATTTACTGAAATCTAATTATTGATTTTCTGTATCTTGTGATTCGTGTTCTGGATATGGCTCTCTGGTTGGGAATCTTGAAACAATAGATTCTTTGCCTGATTCTGTATTTCTTGGTGACGGTATAGTATCTGCAGATCTAGGTTTTAATACGTTTGTATACAATTCACCGTTTTCGTTCATTTGTAGTGTGATACTATCAACCGGAGTTGCAACTCCGGCAACTGGGCCATTCATATGAATAACTGATGCAGTTTCAAAATGTCCGCCAGCGGCATTGATATTACTTACGCCAAGTGCAGTCAAATTATGATTGATACCTGAGTATATATTAGTGGTTCCGTCTGTGCTAGTATCAATTCCGGAATCTGCTTTGACTTTGAAATGGCCTGGTGCTTCAATATGAACATTGCCTTTGATACTGCCTAAGTTCCTAGTAGATTCTGGTTGTGTGTCTAAATCTGTTTGATTGGCTTTTATGTTAACGTTTCTTCCTGATTCAATATTAACATCTCTATCTGCTCTAAAATTAATATCTTTTTCACTTCTTACACTGATACTGTCTTCGCTCCAAACTTCAATTTTTCCAGATTCTGTGATTTCAACCCAGCCTGTGCCTTTGCTGTTGACCACATATACAGAACTGTGTGAATCATCTAGCAATATTTGAGCACCACCTACAGTTCTTAGTCTAATATATTTTTGATTGGCATCATCCATTACAAATTGATGACCGCCTGGTGTTAACACACCAAAAACTTTTGATGGATTTTCTCTTCTAGCACCCGAATCTGTCAAACCTCTGATATTGTCGTTTTCTAAACCTTGTTGATATAATGCATTATACAGCGGTTCGTGTATGGGTCTTCTTACACCATCTTTTACAGGATTTTCAGTGTCATATAGATCTTGTGAATTAAAAGCTTCATCACTTACTCTGTTTGCTTCTGCTAATGGAGTTATTGGCGCTTCATCTCCAAATGTTTTACCTTTTGGAATACCCGGAAGCATGTGGTTTATTCCTGGTTGCATCACACAACCTAAACACACACCATTGTTGTCTCTAGCGTTAACAAATGCAACCACAACAATATTGCCAATATCCGGTGGTGTCATCCATAAACCATAACTGCGTTGTGTTCCTAGATATGTGTTTTCTTGATCTCCACCTTTGATTAGATCTTGTTGATTTGTTGCACCGGCAAATGGTGAAGTCCATATTACCTGTCTCCAATTGTTTGGATCAGTTTTGACTCCTTGACTGCCAACAATGTATACTTTGAGTCTTCCCATTCTGGCCGCATCTTTATTGTCCATAACTTCAGCAAATTGAACTGTAGAATAACCTGCAGATTTGCTAATGCCTTCCCCGGTAGACTTACGCCAGTGATCTGGTGATGATATGTTTTTTCCTGCCATTTTTAATATTTATTATGTGCTATTTTATTGATAGTCATTTTCTTGATCTATATACTGCATCATGCCGCCGGTAGAATAACTTCCTTCATATCTAACGCCGCCATCTTCGGTCTCATAATATCTTTCACCGTTTATTGGTTCTTTTCTGTTGCTGTTAGCATTTCTGTTTGCAGTGGTATTACCGCTAGTAGTATCAACTGCATCTGATTGACTGTCTAATTGTTCTAGATCACCGTCAACCATTAGGCTAAGATCTGTAATGGTGTCTCTAACTAAATCAAGTTTTTGTCGAAATTGTCCGTTGTTAAACTGTGTTTGTACTTGTACAACTCTGTACAGTGCAGTTAAAAATTCGTCAGATCTGGTTTCAGCTGGAGGTAATAGACCAGTGTCGACATCAGGTTGTCTAGGTGTTATGCTAACCAGCATAATTACATTTTCATTTCTATAGTTAGCAATTTCCGAGCTGTACTTTTCAGCACTCATTTGTGGGTGATCCATCCAGTAAGGGTCACCTATAATATCTAATTGAGCTCTTACCATTTCATTTGAACCAACTTTGGCATTTTGTAAAATAGTATTAAAATCAGATTGTGCACCAACTTCAGTCATTCCTTCGTTTAACGGCAACAAGTATCTTTCATAAAATTGAGTTGGTAACATTGTGCCATTAGTTTCTGCGGCAGAAAGATATTTTTGATCTTCAATTGTCTCTGCATATGTAATAAATCTGTCTTGTTTTCCTAGTTTGGTATATCCAGGACGATTGACACCGGTTGGTGGTTCAACAAAATCATTTGCATTTAATGTATTTGCTTGATTTAATTCAGTTAATTGTCTAGTTGGTGGACCGCCTTGAAACACATCAAGACTGCTGTTTACATCTTTAATAGATTCGTTGTAATCTTTAACTAGCTCATTATATGCTTGTATAGTGTTTGAGTCTGGTTCAACTGTGCCATTTAAAAAACGTTCTCTAGTAGTGTTCAAAATCTGCTCACGTGCTTTTAAAATTGCATAATTTTCACTGAAATCTACTTTATCATCTAAGATTGCATTGTTCCATGTGTTTTGATTTCTTTTGTTATTGGAATTAATTTCGTCAATTTTTTTCTGTGAACTGGCTTCTCTTGGTATTATTGAATTAAACTGTTCACTGTACTTGTTGTACAATCCTACCACAGTGTCTAAGCCAAAAACATACTGGAAGTTGTAATTGATATCAAAATTTAAAACATCAATATTGGTTCCAGTGTTGAAATAATCATATCTTTTTACCAGTCTTCCTGTGTCTAGTAACTTTTTTACTCTTACAGTGGTATACTGCTTATTGGGTTGATGTTCATCAACAATTGCCGCTGGTACTGTGGTATACTTTACTATATTGATAGTGTATATAAACTTTCTAGCATAATCTCTACGCAAAGGGTCATAACCAATTGGTACTGCGTGTGTAGAAATAGTGGCAAGGTATTTGTCAATATCAATATTTTTGATAGTGTCTTCGGATAATTTTTCAGCAATAGAATTTCTAGTTCCTTGTGCTTTTTTTTGAATGTATTTGTTTCTTGAAATAAACTTTTCTAAAATTTCTGTAATTCTAGTATTTTTTTCAATTTCGGCTTTAACCAGTCCCGATTCAGAATCTTGGTTGTTGAAATTTTCTTTGTTAACATCATCTATTATACCTGATTCTAAAAACTTTTCTTTTTCTTCTTCAACATCAGCAGTAACTTGTATTTCATATTGATCTAGTAGCAGTTTGCTCTGTCCAAGATAGTGTCTTTCTTGATCTTGTAAACCTTGTGCAAATTTTTTAGTAAAGTCTTCAAAACTTCCTACATCTGCCATTTGTAATTTAGCAACTAAATTATGATCATCAGCTTGTGCCATTTGCCCGGCACGAATTGCTTCTATATTGTATGTTGTTGACCCAACATCTATTGTATACTTAATATCAGAAATATGAATACAGTAACATCTACGTGTTCCTGGTATTTCAGATTCAGGTAAACTGCCATCACCTTTACGCCCTTTTAGATATACTTGTAAAAAATAAGGATGACTGTAATGATTTTCGATGTTTAATATTGCCGCTGATTTATAGATATTTCTTAACAGACTTGAACCCAACGGTTGTACAGCCTGCATAGAAAATCTATGAGAATATGTTATACTGTTTCTTTGATTGGGTGCTGTTGTGGCCTGCATTGTCAAACTGGTAATTTGCGTAATAGTGCTGGCTGTTTGTGCTAAAATTATTGTTTCATCTTGAAAAACTGATGAGTTGAGAGTGTTAATATCAGTAGGGTCATCTGGATTTGCTTCAATGTTTAACCATCGCTGAGTGTCTTTGGTAGTGGCCATTGCCAACGTGATATCGTATGTCACTGATTCATAATCATGTAAAATATTTTTTTTAAAATAATCGCTGTTGACATTATTCCAGATAGTGTCAATTCTTGTTTCGTTTGTTGCCATTTTTAATTCACTATGCCTGCTAGTGCTGTTTTGTCTGGCAGTCTAATTGTGATACCAGCTCTAAAATCATTTATTGGGTCTTGAATTTTATTCATATTTCTTCTCACAAACACCCACCACAATCTTGTGTCTCCGTATAAATCATATGCTAATAGATCTGGTCTACGATCATATTTGCTCTCTACTGTATAGTATTGATCATTACTGCTGGACTTTATAACAGGCATGTCAATGATGTCAAGATAGTCATTTATCACTCTTGTTCTATAATA